GTATTCATCAAAGTCTTTCTTAAGCTGTGTATAAGATTTTTCTTTACTGTCAAGGTCTTTCCATTTCTTGGATAACTTATCAACTTTCTTTTCCCATTCAGATAACTCATCAATCTTTTTCTTTGTCAAGGCAGCTTCCATCAATTTGATTCCACAATGTTCACATTGAATACCATCCCCAAACTTTTTAACCAACTCTTCAATCTCCTGAACCTTATTCTGAGCCAAGACTAATTCACCGTTTGTGGTTTTCATCTCATCCTTAATCCCATCGTGTTTATCCTCGTGGTAAAACTCTTTTGGTTCAACAATCTTAACATCATTAATCTGAGATTTGATGGTTCCAATTGTATTTTCTGAATCAGAAATATCTGATTGTAATTTAAGTGGGTTTAAGACAATAAGTTCTTGGTCAATGTCGTTATGTTTTGACTTTAATAAGTTATCCTTATAATCTTGCCCCTTTTGTAAAAGAGCATCAACATTATCAATCTTATCTTTTGATTCTGATATTTGGGTTTTTAATGTTGATATTGTTTCTTTTGAAGTTTCATTATCTTGTTTTAACGATTCTGTGTTATAAACATTTGATAACATCCCCTTTGAATATTCCGAATAGATTTCTTTTCCGGTTTCTTCTTTCTTCTTTAAGAACTCAAGACCTAAGAAACGACTTAATACCTGACCACGTGCGGTTGGTTTTGCCTCCAATAAGTCCTCAAGATTTGATGCCGTTGTAACGATTGTCATTAAGAAGTCATCCATCGTTCCAATCGATGTCTTCATAAAGTTTTCGGTTTCCCTTCTTTGTTCACCGGTAAAGTTCTGAAGTTGTCCATCAGATAATCTCTTGAAGAACTCCAAGTCAGTTTTAATGTTCCATTCTCCTGCCTTTGATTTCTTTCTTTCAATTTGACGAGCAATAACATACTCCTCACCATCGATTACAATATCACCTTTAACGCTAACTTTATTTACATCAGTAAACCTATTGAAGATTTCCTCTGCCTTCTGTGTTTTAGTCGTTGTGTTGAAGAATAAAAATAATAACAGGTCAACGGTCAGAACGGTCTTGCCACCGAAATTAGGTGGGTCAGATTCAACCACAGTGATACCGTGACATTTCTCAAAATCAATCACTTGATTTTCCCCATAAGATAAGAAGTTACTGAACTCAATCTTTTTGATTGCCCATTTCTTGAATGGTGTAATCTCAACATCGTTAATTAACATTCTGTTTTCAACCGCACCATCAATACTCATTACATCGTCATAATATTGACCTTGTCCTTTGGACTCTAAAAGAGATTTAATCAACTCATTTTGATAGTTCTTATCCATAATGTTTACAGCAACATCGATGGTTTGTTGAACCTCATTTGAAGTTTTAACTTTTGTGATTACGTTAATGTTTGTTGAAGAATATTTCTTTTGAAAATATTGTTTAACCGACTTGATTCTTTCTTGAGTAAAATTCTCAGGAGAATCCTCCCATACTACTTGTATGTAAGGATTGTCCAAAGAAGTTATATCTAACTTGGTTGACATATTTGTGTAATTAAAATCTGGTCTTGGATTGAATAAATCCCAGTTCATTGTTATTGGTTTACAGTTGTTGCCGATTCTGCTTCAGCCTTTTCTTTCATTGTCTCGATTTGAGCTTTCATCGCATCGTTAAACAATCTCTGCATAGCATTTTGTTGACCTTTAACAGCTTGGTTTCTTGTCGCAACCCTTTTGTTGTGTGCGGTATCACCACCTCTTTTTCTTGATTTTACCATTTTATTTTTTTTTAATTATTTTCTATTTGATGGTCTATTTTCTTCAAACCATTCAACGATTGCGTTGATTGCCCATACTGACCCCGACGCTAACATACCATCAAAGAACCATGAGTAATACTTGTGAACTCCGAGTAATTCGTGTACAGGTGAATATAAGAAAATTCCGTAGAAAAATCCAATCCATGTTGATGCACACATCATACATTTAATCATGTCACTTACGAAGATAAAAAATCCACGTAAAGGAAATTTTGGTGTGTTTGATGCTTTGTTAATTAAATTTCTTGGTCCGTTAAAGATTGAACCATAAACTAAGATGTTGCTTATCCCATAAGCCATAATCATCCATAATAATAATTGTGTCATATTTTTTTAAATTGTTTTGTTATTTTGTCTCACCTCTTCTTCATCAATAAGTTGATTAAGTTCTTTTGTAACCCATTCTAAATTATTTTCCGATATTGGCATTTCCTTTATTTCCTCAAGCAGGTTGTTTTTATTTTGTTCTGCTTCTTCTTTTGTCCATTTTTTATTTTCCACGGTTTATATTTTTTAATTGTTTTATTTATATAATTTATCGTCAAGGTTTGACCCTTTTAAGTAGACGGCTTGTTTATTATCTTGGAACTTTTGAATCTCCTGAATCGTCTGTTCCAATTCTCTTATTTTTTTGTCTTTCTCCAACGTTTCCTGTCTAACTTTGGCTAAAGTGTTTTGTAATGCATCAAGTTTAGACTTTGATAAATTGTCCATTATTTCCTTCTCTACAACCACTTCTACTATCTTTTCCACAGGTGGTCTGTCTAGTTGTTTATCTAGTTCTTGTCTAAGTCTATCTAATTCTTCATCTTTCTTAGACATTTTATTTTGGAAAATATTTTCCATTTCATCGGTCTTAGTGGAAAATGTTTGTACTTGTTCTTCCAATTCTTGTGTTTTAGTGGAAAATAATTGTTTGTCGGATTCCAACTGTTGTATTTTTAACAACAGTTCATTTGTCTTAGTATCGTCACTAATATATTCTGTTTTTGTAACAACAATTTCAACAGGAACCTCCTTTACCACTTCTTTGATTACCACCTTTTCAACTGGTATTTCTTTGGTTATTTCAATAATTTTTTCAACCACTCTGTCAACAGGAACCTCCTTAATAACCTCAACTAATTTTTCAACTATTACTTCTTTGGTTACAATTTTTTCTACAGGAACCTCAACATATTCAATTTTAACAACTTCTTTAATAACCTCAACAGGTATTTCCACCCGTTTTTCAACAATTACCTCTTTTACCACCTGTTTTTCTTGAACTCCACCCGTATTTCCTAAAAGTCCGTACTTTTCAATCTTGAATCCTTCCAAATAAGATTTCTTAACTATTTCAGTTTCATCTAATTCATTAAGTTTACAATAACTCTTTAAATCTTTTTGCTCGTTGGTTGTGAGGTTTATTTTGATTTCCATTAGAAATTCAATAACTTTTCTGTTCCGTCAACTAAATCCTCAATTGAGGATATTTGAAACTTTAAGAATGGTTTATTGTTTGGTAAATCAACAAAATCATATTGGTCTGTTTCAACATCATATACACCATAACCGTGTTTTCTAATTGTCTCTCCAAAGTTCTGTTGAATTGTTGAACCAATTTGAATAATTGGTATTTGTTTTTTTAATTTAATTTTTCCCATTCTAATAAATGTTTATATTTTAATTTATTTTTTTCTGTAAAAAAATTTAACATATATTGGATATTATTTTTGTTACAATATTCTTTAATAGAAATTATTTGTTTTTTTAATTTTTCTTCGTCTCTACTCCACCCTTTAATTTCTTCAATAAAAATATCTCCGTTTTTTTTTACAATATAAAAATCTGGAATATGTCGTCTAATTTGTCCTTCTAATTCATACTCAACACAAATTTTGTGTTTTTTTGTCCAAAGTTTAACGTCAATATCATTGTCTAATTCGACCATTCTTAATAGTTCCCAACTAGAATCATAAAATTCAAGTTGGTTTGTTTTATTACTAAGATATTCCCCATCACAATAAACATTTTCCCCATTTTTAATTCTTTCAACATTCGCCTTTGATATTTTTTCTCTAAATTCTTCAGTGTGCCAATCCATAGAACCATTTTCTAATCTATGTTTATCAAAAAACCTTAAATGTTTTTCTAACCTTTCTTTATTTTCCCAACTTTTTTTTACGTTCTGTTTTATTTTTTTTTTAGCATCATCAGTATGTATAAACATGTTAGGTTTTCGATTACCATAATTGGGATTATTTTCCCCTAACATACGATGTTTTTGCCAATTAACTTGACATTTACGGCTACAAAACTTTTTTAACCCATTTGGTAATTTTTCAAATGTTTTTGTACATCCACTAAATTCACATTCGGTAATTATTTTTATTTGTTTTTTTTTAGATTGCCCACATATTTTAGAACAATTTTTTTGATTTTTTTTTGTTGTTGTAAATTCAACATTACAACATTCACATACTTTTATCATGTTTGGTATTTTTTGGTGATATTCTATAAATATCACCAAATATCACTAAATCACATTTTCCCAACCTTTTTTTATATACTCGTCTAAAAATTCTTCATCAATCTCAATAGTAGATTCGGTGTAAATAATTTGACGTTTGTGAATATCACCACAAAGACTTATTTGAAGACCATTAAACTTACTAGAATCAAAAGATTCCTCACCAAAACTAAAACCTAAATCGGTCTTTAATCCATTTATTGGTCCGTGAAATAACCCGATATTAATTCTACTATTTTGAGGGATATCAGGTGGAATATTATGGTCCATTAACGAATAAACACACCAATTAATATTATCATCCTCATAAACTCCACGATTTTTTAAGTAAACAATATTCTCATTATTTAATGAATCAATAATTGGTGTTAGGGCATCTAATCTAGTGTTATTACTTTCAAGAAAGTCATGATTACCTATGATAACAATAGTTTTGGCAATTTTAGCACATTCAGATAATACCCAAGCAACAAATTCAATTAATTCTGGTGTCATCTGATTTTTTGAATGTACCAAGTCTCCTGTAAACACAATACGGTCAGGTCGGATGGATGCCCACTCCTTTAACGCGGTTTCAAGTATTCCACGATATAACTCGTGGTCTTTAAATAATCTGATATGTAAATCAGAAAAATGTACTAATCTCTTAATCATTTAAGGTTAACTTCGTTTCTTCGGTTTCCTCAAAAGGATTAAACCCTTTGTTTATGTGACCACAAGAATCACATTTGTAAATTGGGAATGGTACTGTTGTATCTTCAGGTGAACCTGTTAAAAGTTTTGATACTTTTTTAACGTAGATTACTTCTTTAAAGTAAATCCCTTCACATTTTTCACATTTGATTGTTTCACAATCTCTTAAATTAATTTTTGGTTTTTCAAGTTCCATCATATTGTTTCTATTCTAAAAATATAGTAAATTTTTTTTATTTTTCAAAGTATTGTTTAACATTCATATCGAGTACTGTGTCGATAATTTGTTTTGGAACTCTAAACTCTTCAAATTGTGTATCATCTCTTAAGTGAGTGATAATACAACCATATAGTTTTAAGTTCTCATATTTGGTACCTTTCAACATCTTAAGTAATAACTTACCATATAAAGGTAATTGAACAAAATAATGTCCTAAAGCTGTGTCATCATAGTTTTGAAATGGTGATAACATTTTCTTGGTATATTGAGTTACTTTAAAGTTCTTTGGCTTGTTTGTCTTCCAATCCGTAATCACCAATCCGAACTCAGTACCTTCTTTATTCATAATTAACCATACCTTATCGGGTTGTCCGGTATAACCTAACTCAGGGTCTCCTAACACCATCTCCGTATCTAATAGAACCGCTCCTCGTTGAATCATTAACTCAAGATAGTTTTTTCCTGCGGTAATCATATTATCACCCTTCATAATCTGAGTTAAATCACAATCAAAGATTGGTTGTCTAACTTCTTTGTATGAACCGAATCGGTCGATAGCATCTTTCTCCAAGACAAAATGAACCCTACTACCCATATTTGTAGAATAGTCACCAGCAGCACCCCACTCTTCAATCAGTTCTTGTTGACGTTGTGGGTCACCACCGGCAACCTTTAACGCAACTTGTTCTGTTGCAAACTCGGTATAAAACTTTTTGATTACTTTCGATACAGACGGAAAAGTTGATTTAACCTCACCATCCAAATCTTTCATATA